CTAAAATACGGAACAATCTGTTCAAGTATCTGCGTTCCATCATCTGCATTTTTAACAAAGATAGAAAGAAGAATTTGTATATCATAAGGAACAGGAACAAACTGTGTTCTTAAACGATTGTTATCTGATGTATCGTATCGTGCATTTTTTATTGTTGAAGAAAGTTTTCTCTGTCCAGCATATGACATTCCTGTGATTTCAAATCCCATTCTTGGAAGTTGAACCATGACTTCTTTTTCAAGATTTGAGTCCTGTGCAAGACGAACAATAAACTTTTCTTTTGGGCCGTATGCAATCGGAACTGCAATCGACTGAACTCGAACTCCTGCGGAATTAAGTCTCTGAACAACAATATCATTGAAAAGGTTTCCAAATCCAATAATATATTTACGAACTATTTGATTATAGTATTGAGCTCCAAACATTAATACCTATCCACTTCACTAAACGGATTAACTTCTGAGAAATCTATGATACTGTCTGCCTGTGCAGTAAAGAACTCATTGTTAGAAGCTGCGTCAGTTGCTTCAAGTCTAAACTCTTGTATAACTGAATCACCATCTTCATAGAGCATATTATCTCCATCTTCAAGTTGAACTTGGTAAAGTAGAGAATCTCTTGAGAAGGTTGTTTCAATTGTATCAATTTCTGTATTACCTGTATCAAGTCTTTCATCACTATATTTAAAGAGTTCACACTTGAGGTCATACGTTTGTAAACGACCTGTCTGATAAAAAAGTGCTTCGTGTTCAACGTGTTTGATTTCAAACAATTTACTATTCAATGGAAAGAAGATAAGATCACCTTCCATTGGTCTTTCACTACTAATCGTGTAATCATCATATCCTTCAAGAATAAGTGAGTCAGTATTTGCAGTTCCACTTGATATGTATTGACGACTTGCAGCTGTTGTGTTTGCACTTTCTTGAAGAAGGTTATATCCTACTTCTGTTGTAATTTTCTCTGTTTTGATTTGCTCAAATCTTTTCTTTGCAACAGTAAGAGTAAGTTCATCTCGTATTTCAAGATTAAACTTTGAAAGAAAGTCTCCTTCTCCTTCAAATCCTTCAACATTCTTGACATACATCTCAAGTTCAGCTGAAGAATCAAAAGTAGAGAGAATATCCTCTCCATAGAGATTATCATTTTTGACGATTGTGCGAGGAAGATAACGACACTCAATACCATGTATCTTGATAGATTCAATAACTAAATCTTCTACGAGGTCTTGTTCTCTACCATAACTGAAATTTTGAAAGTACTTGTTTGTAGCCACATTACTAACCTGTCATATCTGCAACAGGTAGACTATATCCACTATTCATTTCTTCTTCAAGTTTTTGTAACTCTGCTGATGCATCATCATAAATCTTTGCACCATTAAAAGTTAAACCGCCAGGCAATTGAACCCCTTCAAACTTGGTAAGATTAGAACCCCATTGTTGTTTTATCATTGCAGTTGCATATCTTTGTAACCATCTATCTTTCCATATACTTGAATATGTATCTTCATCAATTTGACGATAGCAATCTATGACAATATATTCACCTTCTGCAACTGTATCAAAGTCAAAATCAATGTGCAATCTATCAACATGACGATTCCACCGAATGATAGGATGGCCTGTTAAAATCTCATTAAGAGTTTCAACATGACGAATTGCAGTATAGTATGGAATAAGAGATGTATGAGACATATCAAACAGTTCATTCAAATGTATCTGATATCGAGCAGAAAACAATGAAGATGAACTGTTTGTGTCGTGAATTGAAAGTACATTAACAAGACCGATAATATTATCATTTGTTGAGATGTACTTGTTTGTTTTGTCTGTAGCCGTAACCTGATGTTGAATTAGGACACGTTCTGTACCATCATAGTGATAGTCTCGATAAAATGCAAGTGCATCATCAATTCTATCTTCTACTTGGTCATCATCTACATTAACATCTACAACTGGCTCACCAAGTCGTCTTAGACAGTAAGTTTTAAATGATTCTCTTGTAGTCGGAACAGCCATGAACGAACCCTTTATTATGTATCTTGTTTCTCCTATTTATAATAAAGAATTATATACAGTTCACTATGCTACGAAATCCTCACCTTCTGTCCAACCACACCCTGTAAGACCTCCTGCTTGAAGTGCTTTGAGAGTACGAATTGTCTCATCTACATTTCTTCCTGTATCAAGAGCATTGACTGTTATGGATTGAATGACATTTTCTGGGTCAACAATAAATGTTGCCCTTAGACAGACACCTTCGTTTGCGTCAACAACTCCAAGATCAGAAGAAAGTTTAAGCCCACAATCTGCAACCAGAGTATGTCGAATATTTTTGATAAGGTCATTATTCTGTTTCCAATTTAATTTACAAAACTCATTGTCTCCACTAAAACCAAAGACATTGACTCCCTCATCAACGAGCCTATCCATCTCCATTATTTCTGTAGGACAAATAAAAGTAAAATCTTTAGGATAAAAGTAATAGACAGTCCAGCCCTCATTAAGGTCATTGACCTCAACCATTTCATTCTTACCGTTCACACCATTACTAATAAATTCTGGAAATAAATCTCCAACACTAATCATCTTCAAATCTCCTCAATTAAAATTCATATGTTATATTAATAGCTTGAGCTTTTGTTCCAATGTTACCACCGACAATAAAGTTGCCGACTTGTTTTTCAAGAGTAACTGCTTGATACTCTTCTGCGTTCCATGACTTTCCGTATTCAATTCCAACTGTAACATCTTCAAGTAAGTCAATTGCACCAAGATCAATGTCTAACTTGTATCCAAACTTGTAGAAATCTTCATCTGTGTTATTAATATTTACAGCATAGTTTCCATAAAGTCCATACACACTTAATGTGCCTTCAACTTCATCAACATCTGATAGAACTGTTCCATCATATGCATATCGAGTAAAGATACCTTCAATGTATATATTGTCTGTGATGGCAATACTTCCACCACCATACAAATCGTATTCATAAGTTGTGTCATCATCATAATCTACCTGAGAAGCCCAGGCTCCTCCAAAGACTTCAACAACACCAACTCGACCTGATGCTTCTGCACCTCCACTAACTGCGAGGTGTCCTCCATTTTGGTTATACCCACGAAAGATGTAATCGGAAGAAACTCCAATTGAAACATCTAGGTCAGCACCAAAAAAACTTTTTTTCTCTTCTTCTGCAAACGCAGAGAAAGGTAACAAACATACTAATAACGTAATTAATTTTTTCATTTAAGTCCTCTTATATTATATATTATGGATTAGTTTCAGCTGCGTTCCATTGACCATTATCTTCATTCCAAACATACCTATGCGTTGCATTTGCAGCTGGTGGTGGAGATGGTGCAGTCCAAACTAAAGTGTTTGCATGAAGATGCCATGATGCATGAGGTTTTGGCCATGAGATAAAACCATTGCAACTATCTGTAGCATTTCCACCGAGATACACCATGCCTACACCACCATATCTTACTCTAATATTATTATTGTAAGAAGTTTGTACCCATGTACCTCCAAGAACCTTTTGGCAATGAGCTTGACCTATAGATTCAACTTCATTTCCACTTGCATCCGCTGTATCACTATTTTGAACAACCACAACTTGTGTAACTGTGTTTGCAACACCACTTACAGTTTCTAATTTTGCAAAATGTGCCATTGGCACTACTCCTTATTTTACATTATGTATTTTTTCTTCAAGAATACATTCCGTTAATGACTCTCTTTTTCCCAAGTTTCCTTTTGGAAACGTATTAAATGAAAGACTTATTCTTTCGTGTCCTTCTTTTTCTATTATACCAACACTATGTACCAAAGAAGATGGAAATAAAAATAACTGTCCCTCTACTGCTTCATACCACCAACTAGAACTATTGTAGACATTAAAATTTTCAGTTTCGGGCTGTAATTGTTGATAGCCACTCTTGTGAAAAAATATTTTGTCTGTTTCATTATCTGACTTAACATAAAAAACACCCGATACAATTGAGTTTGAATGAGCGTGTTCATGGTGATATTCACCTTCTTTTGTAAAGTTTGCCCAAGATTGAGTAATGTAAAGGTCTACTCCAGCCTTCATTCCCATAACTCTACTTGAGTATTCGTTCACACATATCAAAAAATATTCTTTTAATTTCTTTAATCTCTTATCATTTAAAATATACGTTTGTTTAGTTGATTTATTACCTGTGTTCTGTATGAGCTCCAATCCTTCAATAAACTTACGTTCACTCTTACTTATTTTTCTATCATTCTCTCTACCACCAAAAAGACCGACACCTATGGGAAATAAATTAACTACTCTTAATGTTTCGGAAACTGTTATTTCAGATGATAAATTCCCTACTACATCAAATTCCACTTGTCGTTCTAATTTTGTCATTCTTTACCCCACTCTGTGCATTATCTAAAGCTTTGTTGAACTCTAACAATTCTTTGTATTGTTCGTTAGTCCATATAGTATTTATGGTGTTCTCAAATTCTTTTGCTTTTTCCATAGTTTCATAGACTTCTTCAATAGTTGGGCAAGGTCTTTCATCATCCCACCGAGTAAATCTATTGTTAGTAATCTCCCATTTTGCCTTAGGTCGCAAAAGTTCCATCGCCATATCTATACCATATAGTCTATAAATCTTATCAACATTCTTTTTACCATCATCTTTCATAATTAAATCCTATCCGTTAGCTTTTATTACCACAATTCCTGAGCCTCCCGACCCACCATTAGAACCTACGCCTGGGTTTCCACCCCCACCGCCTCCACCGCCTCCTCCTAGAGAATCTGTACCTGAGACACCAGCAGTAGCTGCGTTAGGAGTTCCGTTATTTCCTGCTCCACCACCTCCTGCACCACCAGCTGCAGCTGTAGCTGGAGTGCCTGGATTATAGTGTCCACCACCACCTCCACCAGCATATGTGACAGATGAACCTGTGATTGAAGAAGCTGTTCCAGCACCACCAGCTCCACCTACGTTGCCTGACCCAATATTAGCACCAACGGCACTTGCACCACCGCCACCTCCACCACCATAGTAAGGGCCTGCATAATTACCTAGTCCACCATTATTACCTTGACTTGGATCGGTGCTTGGTGTGTTTCCAGCCCCAACAGTTAGAGGAGAACCACCTCCTGCACCACCACCAGAACCACCATCACGACCTGATTGGCCTGGATTTGGATATCCTCGACCTCCACCTCCACCACCTGTAGATGTTTTAGAAACAGGACTTCCTATTATAGAATCACCCCCATCTCCACCTGTTGTTGTTGTTCCACTTGGGTCGCCTGATGATGTGTATCCTACACCATTTGTTCCTCCTGCACCAACAGTAATTGCTAAATCATTTCCAGCAGTTACGGACTGACCTGTACCAACCCTAAATCCACCAGCTCCACCTCCACCAGCAAAGGCTCCTCCACCTCCACCACCGCCTGCGACAACAAGATATTCTATAGATGTAACTCCTGCAGGCACTTTATAAATACCTGTTCCTTCAAATACTGCGACAGGGTTTTCATTTGTATCTGTGTATTTTATAATAATGACTCCAGAACCACCACTATTTCCTAATGCACCTGTCGTTTGACCACCGCCACCTCCACCGCCACCGCCTAGGTTGGCTGTTCCTGCAACTGCTGTATCGTCATCTCCTGTTCCTGCTCCACCACCACCAGAACCTCCATTAGAATCTGCTGAAGTGAAACCACCACCTCCACCACCACCAGCGTATGTGACAGATGAACCTGAGAGTGTAGAAGCTGTTCCGTTACCACCATTTCCACCTACACCATTAGCATCATCACTTCCTCCGCCACCAACAGCACCAGCTCCACCTCCAGCTCCTGCACCACCTAGATTGCCTGGATGGTTTCCACCTGCTCCGCCGTCACTTCCTTGTGATGGACTTGTTGAAGGAGTATTTCCAGAGCCACCTGCTCCACCTCCACCACCATGTGCGCCACCTCCACCAGAACCACCATCTCCACCAGCTCCAGCACCTGGCCCACCTACACCTCGACCGCCACCAGCAGATGATAGTGAAAGAGAAGGACTATGTGCCACAGAAGAAGCTACTCCTACGATACCAACAGCACCACCATTGGGCCCTTGAAGTCCTGCACCTCCACCACCAACTGTTAATGTGTATTCTCTTCCAGCAGTTACAGCTTGACCTGTACCAACTCTAAATCCACCAGCTCCACCGCCACCACCACGATTAGTACCACCTCCACCACCGCCTGCAACAATTACATAGTCGATTGATGAAACACCAGATGGAGCAGTCCAAGTTGACGTAGCTTTAAAAGTAAGAATTTTTGTGAAAGAAAATGTAGCTGGGCCAGAGGCACTTGAGAGTACTCCAAATCTACCGAAACCTGATACGAGTGTCATTTCAATTACCTACGATAAATTACCTATGAGAAGCCATGTGTTTGTATCCACCTTTTTGAGAGTGGCGGAAGTAAATCTGTCTGCAACTGTATTTGCAGCTTCTTTTGAAAGAAGTGTAACACCAGCTGCATTAGAGAATCCAAGTGAGTTTGCAGACGCATGAGTACATTCATTAACAAATGATATTTCAGAACCTAAAGGCATACCGACACTTGCATATGTTGGTATGTGAATATTAACAGCACTTGCAGTATTAATGCACCGAATAAGTTTACCATTATCAGTTAATGCAAGTGTTATATTGTTTCCACCTGATTTACGAATCGGCATACCTTGAGCTGCAATAAATGTTCCTTGAACATGAAGATTTGCAGCTGGAGATGAATTACCAATACCAACTGAACCTGTAAAGACAGGATTTGATTTTGGAGCTGCATTTGCAACTTGCATACGATCTGCAATAAGCAGTCTCAATGCAGTATTTGTTCCTGTAAGTCCTGTAGCATTAAGTGCTATTCGTGCATTAGTATTACCAAGTGCAGCCAAAGCTGCAACATTAGCAACCTGTGCCCTATCATTAACAAGAAGTGTAGTGTTTGCAACTTGCATACGGTCATTAATTAAAGTTCTTAATGCAGTATTTGTTCCTGTGAGATTTGTATTAACAAGAGTAACTCTTGAAGTCTGTGTTGCAATACTAGAATTAGTATTTGCAAGTGCAATAGTTGCTGTAAGAGTTGCACCTCCAATAGAAACTGTACCACCTGAGAATTTGGTATTTGCTTCAACGAGAAGATTGTTACCAAGAAATCTTGTGTTTGCACTTGTATGAGCAGAAACTGCTCCACCATAAGTGTTTAACGCACCTGTAACTGTGACGTTTGCAGCCACGTTTGCAGTTTTCTTAATTGACATAATACGAGTTGTTGCGTGATTTACGCCAGTCGTATTTGCAAGAAAACTTAATTCCTCTGCAAGTGCATTATGGTCTGTACGAAACTGACCAAGTGTGTTTGCAACTGCTAAACTTCCAAATTTTGTACCAACTGCCATGAGTTCTTCCTAAGTCTTTTGTCTATTTATAATACTTTAAGTTGAGAGTGTAAAACTTGTATCAGCAGATACTTGTCCACCACCTCCACCACCAGCACCTCCACCGCCTCCTGCACCAACTACGAGGACAGTTACGGCAAGAGAAACAGAGCTTGTTGCTTGTATACTAAATGTTCCTGTTGAGTTAAATGTATGTATAGTTGAACTACCAGATGTGCTTGTTGTTCCTCCAGAAACAGTCATTCCACTTGCGTCAGAGGTTGTATATTTAACAATAATAACACCATCACCACCAACTGCATTTGCAACTTGATCTGGATATGTTGAAAATTGACTTGATGCTATGCCTGGCCTCAAACCACCACCTCCACCTCCACGATTTGCAAGAGCAAGAGTTGGATTATCAGACAGATTTGGCCCACCACCAGAACCACCACCTTGATTTGCTTGTCCACTACCAGCATTTCCAGCATTGGCACCTCCACCACCTCCACC